TATGAGTGTTACCAAATTGCTGACGAAGAAAGTGACAAACAAAACGTCACTCAAACAACAATCAAACGACAATCAACTGACAAACAACTGACAACAAACAAGAATGTTAAGAATGAAAAGAATGTAGAGAATATAATACCTACGCTTGAAGAATTTTGCGAATACGGTATGAAAGGACTGAAACCCGGTTATCGTTACCCTATTGAAGCCAAATACAATCAATGGGTGGAAGCTGGGTGGGTTGATGGTCACGGCAAAAAGATTAAGAACTGGAAAACCAAACTTGCAAACACCATCCCATTTTTGAAACCTATGGAAGTTGAACAGGCGAAGGCCATAAAATATTTAGAATGATAGAGCAACAAATACTCGGAACGTGGTTGCAAGGTAAGCAGCTGGATTTAACCGCAACCGTACGCAGCGAATGGTTCACCGTACCCAAATACCGCACCCTATGTTTGACCATTCAGGCAATGTACCTGAACAACGAACACATAGACAACGTGGCGGTGGTAATGAAGCACCGTGACATGGCAATGGACATCGCAGGGCTGAACAATTACTACACAGGGGAAAGCATTACTCGCCTTGTTTCAATGTTGCATCAGGAATACATACGTAAAACTCTTATTGAGAGCATGACAAATCAAGTAAAATTCATGCAGGATGGTGGGGATATTATGGAAGGCATTACCAGCACCCAGAAAATGATTGACGAAATACAACTAAATGAAAGCGGCCAAGCCATTGACCTGATTACTCTACTCGGTGACCGCTTCGACAACTTGGAAAAGCGAAGCAAATCAGAAATCAAAACCATTGGACTGCCAACCGGGTTTACAAAATTAGATAAGTACATCGGGGGTTTTGTACCCGGTGAAAACGTGGTGGTGGCAGGTCGGCCCGGCATGGGTAAGACAGCATTCGCAGTCAGCATCGGGATTGCTCATGCAAAGCTGGGTGGCAGGGTTATAATGTTTAGCATGGAGATGAGCAAAGAACAACTTGCTGACCGCATACTTTCATCTTTGGGCCGGGTGGACAACCTGAAAGTGAGAAACGCTGATGTGAACGAATTTGAACTTGAAAATATCGCCCGTGAATTACTGCTGATTGACTACAAATTTCAAATTGAGGACAGCATTATGCTGGACATAGCTCAAATCAAAACACGAATTAAGACCATGAAAGTAAAACCCACGCTGGTAATCATTGACTATATGCAACTGGTCAAATCCACAGGCGGTAAAAACAGGGAGCAGGAAATAGCAAACATCAGTAGGCAATGCAAACTGATAGCCAAAGAATGCGGATGTACCGTGATGCCCTTGTCGCAGTTAAACAGGGGTACAGAGGAAGGTAACAGCCGCCCAAAATTGGCAAACCTTCGGGAGTCGGGTGCAATCGAACAGGATGCAGACACGGTGTTATTCCCATACCGACCTGATTATTATGAAGCCCAAAAGAATGGTGGCAACCCACCTGAACTTGAAGATGCTGAACTCATTATCAGCAAGTGCCGTAACGGCATGACAGGAACGCTTCAATGCAATTTTATGGGTAAAACGGTAGAATACATTTTTTAATTAAATATAAATAACTATATTTGCACCATGAAACACGGCAGTTTATTTTCAGGCATCGGTGGGTTTGACCTTGCAGCCGAATGGATGGGATGGGAGAATTTGTTCCATTGCGAGTGGATGGAATTTCCACGCAAAGTATTGGAATACTACTGGCCGGAAGCAGACAGCCACATTGACATTTGTAAAACTGATTTCAAAAAATATGAAGGAACAATTGATGTTATTTCCGGTGGCTTTCCATGTCAGCCATTTTCACTCGCAGGAAAGCGAAAAGGAACAAATGATCAACGCTACTTGTGGGGCGAAATGCTTAGAGCAATACAAGAGATTAAACCCAGATGGGTCATCGCAGAAAATGTCTTTGGTATCACAAATATTGATGGCGGATTGGTTTTCGAGCAGGTGTGCCTTGACTTGGAAAATGAAGGGTACGAAGTTCAACCGTTTATTATTCCAGCTGTATCCAAAAACGCTCCGCACAGAAGGGATAGAGTTTGGTTTGTGGCTTTCAACGCCAAGAGCAAACGAAATACCGAGGTCGGAGGAATTTGCGAAGGGTCGTACTATGAGTCCATCGGAATATGCGAAAAAGATAGGAATGTTACCAACCCAAACTGCAATGGATTCAACCAATGCAACGGCAACGATGAAGTCAACACAAGTCAAGGAAGGCAGTATGCACTCGGTAACGCTGAACAGGGCAATGGCAATGGGAATTCTTCCGACACCACAAACGAGAGATTGGAAAGGGGCTCAAGGAAGATTAAAGGACGGAATAACATTAGATTTGCCAGCGAAAGTAAATCAAATAAATGGCACAACTTCCCAACTCAATCCCCGGTTTGTGGCGGAGATGATGGGCTTCCCACCGAATTGGACGGAATTACCTTTCCAAAGTGGCGAAACGAAAGCATCAAAGGATATGGAAATGCCATAGTACCACAAATAGCATACGAACTTTTTAAAATAATAGAACATGAGAATAACAATCAAAGCACCACAGCACAACAGCAGGACAACATTTCGTCAAAGTGAAATTGAACGGCTCAAAGAGGTCATCTACCATCAGTCGATACGCATTCAGGAACTCGAAAGGATGCTCAAAGTTGACCAAATGGACAAGTCCGAACACTACATAAAGGCCGCACACCTTGCAATCAAATCGGTTTTCGCTGAATACCAGCCCGAATTTATCACCATTGAAACCCGGAAGCGGGATATAGTGGAACTGCGGCAAATATTTCAATGGCTTTGCCGCAATAAGACCACACTTTCGTTGCAAAAAATCGGGCAATTATGCGGTGGCCGTGATCATTCCACGATAATAAATTCGTGCAGGGTGGTGGATAACCTGATGCTGTACGATAAAAGGTTCGCCCGTAACCTTGAAACCGTGAAAAACAAGTTTGAAAACTTTGCAGAACAGATTTAATTTACTATATTTGCACCATGTTAATACTCGATATATGTTTAAGTGACCTGCCCAGTGAGGCAATCACTACCGCCAAGAACGGAAAGAAGTACATCAAGCTCGTATGTGCTGAACGCAAAGCCGAAGGAAAGTTCGGAGAAACCCATTACATTGCCCTGTCGCAAACCAAAGAAGAACGGGAAGCGAAGAAACCTGCAACCTATGTTGGGGGTGCTAAAAATGTAAGTTACAAAAATGTAACATCCGAGCCGAAAGTAAGTGCAACCGATGACCTACCATTTTGATGCAGAACAAAATCATTGAAACCTGTGACCAAATCTGTTCAATGTTGGTGGAAAAGAATGCCAAGTATGGAAACTCTGCACTGGAACCGGTGCGAGTTTTCAGCAAGGCATCCACCACAGAGCAGCTACTTGTCCGCATTGATGACAAATTGAGCCGCATCAAAACAACCGGGCTTGAAGCCCCGGATGAAGATACGCTCAATGACCTTATCGGCTACCTAATTTTACTTAAAATTGCAACGAAATGACACCAAAAGAAAAAGCACAAGAACTAATACGAAAATATTATCGATTGGGATTGCATCAAGATGGTCAATCATTAAATTGGATGGAGGCTAAACAATGTGCATTGATTGCAGTTGATGAGATAATTGCTTCAATTCCAATGTTACCATCTAATCTTAATTGGTTAGAAGTAAAACAAGAAATAGAAAATTTATGACACACGAGGATAAAAGAAAACACTTTATTGAACACGCACGTAAAGGGATGAAAATGCAGGTTGTTGATGCCTGTAAAGGTGTGGCAAGTTATGCCACCGTAATAAAAGCCCTGAACAATCCAAGCAAGTATAAAAGCAAAAAGGAGCAGCAGGTAATTGACACCGCCTTTGATATTGTGAATGTCAACTGAAACACGGGGATATAAAACGGTGGTGTATTGGAAAGACCAGATGATGTCATTTGAGCCGGTGCCTGATGACGAACTTGAAAAGACACTCAAAAAATATCGGAAAAAAGGATTTCAAGCTGAACCGATATCGGATGACCTGATAAAAAAAATTGCAGAAATTTTGAAAATATAAAAAAGTATATTATATTTGCCACATGGAAACACAAATAAAAGTCACACACACAGGCAGCTACTCTGCCAAATTTGAACACGATGATGTCACCTACAACATTGACTGGGAAGATGACAGCAACACCATTTATTTCATTCAGGAATTCGCACCCGGTCAAGATGGCCGCAAATGCGTCAGCATCCCTACTGAAATTCTGCCGACCTTAATCAGGATTTTCGGCACAATCCACACGGACAATTTAAAATAACAAGGCAAAATCAAGACAAACACTTTAATATTCCAAGGACAATGAATGAAACACTAACCGCACCTATTCAGCCAAACGAGATTGAATGGCGGGTGCAATCAGTCACCAGCACAGGCAAAATGATTGTCGTGCCGTACATCAACAATCGCTGTGTAATGCAACGCTTTGACGCTGCCTTCGGCCCTACAAATTGGAAATCCGAGTTCAGGGAGATAACAAACGGTTTTATTTGCCGCCTGACCGTGTATTTGGATGGTCAATTTATCTACCGGGAAGATGGTGCATCAAAGACAAATATCGAACCTGAAAAGGGCGGTATCTCGGATGCAATGAAAAGGGCTGCTGTGCAGTTTGGTTTGGGCCGATGCCTGTATGATTACCCAAAAGTATTCATTGAATGCAACGACAAGTATATACCCGATTGGGCGCAGGACAAACTGACCAAGCTGGTTGAGTGGGTAAATCTCGGTAACTTCAAAGAGGTAATAATTTTGAAGCCATGATGGATGTAGTTAAATTGATGTTTGATGTTGAGGAAGGCAACGCATCCGCTTTGGATGCGTTCTGCCACCTCACTCGCCTTGAAAAGCAAATCAAAGCGGCAAAGGAGCAGATACAATCCCAAGCCATAAACGAAGCACAGATGTACGGCAAGACTTTTAACCACATGGGCTTTGAAATCCAATGCCGTTCCGGTGCAGGTCGCTGGAAGTTTGACCATTTGGATGAATGGGTTGTGGTAAAAAATCAACTTGCATCCGTTGAAGATATGGCAAAGTGGGCATACAAATCCGAAGAAAAAGGAGTGATGCCTGTTACCGATGATGGGGATATAATTCAACCTGCTGTGTATGTGGCAGGAAGTGACACCATAGCATTAAAGGAGATTAGCCATGCTGATTAAACGTGAAACCCCCAAGTCAATAGAACAATGGCTGCCACCATGCGAGGATGAAATCATTGAAGCACAGCCATACAACTATGCTGATATGCCTGATGACATCCCCAGCGTAGATGAGTGGTTCAAAATCAGGGTGTGGCAGGATGAATTAAACGGCACAGCCCTGACAAATTAGATGGTATTTGGTTTAATGTTGTATATTGCCCCTGCCTTGTTAGCATTCATCGACTTTTTGGTGGATGTTAGCAATCGCAGGGGCTAACTACTTTTATAGATAGATGACTAAAATTGAAATCGTCAAATCTATCATGCAGCAACACATGATGGATGGGCAGCTGATGCTCCCAAAACAAACACTCGCCAAGTTAATTTACGAACAAAACCCAGGGGTCTGGCCAACCGTTAACGCTGTGCGCAACACTATACGTAAATGCACTAACTCATTTGGCGATCAAAAGTATGGTAAAAAACACACTGAAAATATGCCCGGTAAATCTACAATCGAAGAAGGCCTGAAAAAGTTTGGTCTTTACACAAAGCTGCCAGTCCGAAAGGATGTTGTGCTGCCATCAGGAAAGTACCTTGTCATGTCCGACATTCACTTTCCGGAGCATGATCCACTTGCAATCCAAGCATCGTTGGAATACGGCAAGGAAAAAGGCATCACAGGCATTGTGCTGAACGGTGACATCATTGATATGTACATGGTAAGCAGGTTTTTACAGGAAACCAAACGACCCAGCATCCGTGAGGAGTTAATCATGACACGCAGTTT